CCGAGCAGTCAACGTCCAGCGCAGCCATTGCCACAATGCCTTGCTTTTGCTGGCTGGTAGCATCAAGACCTGTTGTTGTGATCCCGGTTGTCCCATCAATCGTTACAGTCATGTCTTACTCCGGTTGTGTGGGCCAAGTCACATTCCAAGGGAATCCTGCCTGAGCCGGAACGTCCCTAAGCGCTTGACGGTATGTTGCCCACGCGGTGCTGATATTTTCTGCGATGTCCTTGCCTTGCGTCCAGTCTGATGCGGCGAGTTTTGCATCCCGATCAGCGCGGACACTCTTGGCCTGCTCTGCGTCTTTAGCAGCCTTGTACGCGGCTTCCTGCTGCGCCGCAGTAGCTTCATCGTTATCCGCGAAGATCGGCCCAAGCACATACTTTGTGTACCACTTGCCGTTGATCTCTTCGATCCCGGCAGATTGGCTGTACTGATACTGATCCCCTCCGGTAGCCTGTGGCCCTTCAAAGATCACATCAATGCCAAGAGCTTCACAGATTGACTCATCCCAGATGCGGGGCAGGGATGTGTTGGGGTGCAGTTTCCTGATGTCGCCTTGAGTTTTGACTTCACCAGTTGATCGGATGCGATAGTTCATGATCTTCCTTATGCAATTGCAAGCCCTATATAGGTTGCTGAAGAGACATTGACGTTTGTTGCAGCGACTTGATTCACAATAAATCCGGTGCTTGCTGTATCAACAGAGTCATTGGTAGTAACTTCTGAAATAGTGGAATTAAGACGATAATAGGGATCGTTACCCGCAACAATGCCCCGTGCGCTATCCCAGACGTACCAGTCGCCAGATGAATCCGTGCGTTTAATCAGGATAAACCGTGCGCCACTAGTAAAACCGCAGTTAATAGTCTGGCTTGACCCATTGCCGGTATAGCTAAATACCTTGCTTACACCGGGGCAGGTAGCGAAGAGGTAGGCAATAAATGCAGTATTGTTTCTGTTTACACCAGTCGCATCACCAAGCGTGAAAACAGAACTTGTTGGTGCGGTGTTGTTCCAAACAGAAGACTCTGTAACTGCCACACCACTTGCATTAAGCTCCAGAAACTTTGTGGCGCCTGTTCCAGAGCTATAAACGTACCAGTCACCGCCTGTTCTTTGTCTTACAATCATCAGTTCAGGTGCTATCGTCAAATTGTGTGCGACAGTCCTTCCTAGAGTTGCATTCCCCGTATAGCACACCACATCAAAGAAACTGGGAGCGCGGCGAAAGGCGTATGTTGAGCATTCATTCCCAAAGGTATTCCATCTGTAGCTCGTATTTGATTGCCAAAAATCAGATGGGGGTGCGGAAGTGGTTTCTCCTGCACCACCAGATGTAACTAAAGACATACTGCCAACAAGCCTTGCCGCGATATAAGTTCCTGACGTACTACCGCCAATCGGCAGTTGAGTATCCCATCCCGAATCTAGTGGAAAGTTGGTTGTGTATGTTGTTACGTCAGAACCGTAATTAGGGACAAACACCTCCGTCCCACTCTCCGGCGTCTTCATCGGGCCACGGCGGATGGCGACGTAGATGTAAGTAACGCCGCTGGCGTTTGGTAATCCAGTATTTGAAACCGCGAAACCTGTTGAAGTAGGAGCAGGCCCGTCACTACCACCTTCCGATCCCGTCGTATTTGCTAAAAGTTCTCTGTATTTCGCAGTTCCTCCAGATTCGGTGTACATTCCTCGCATCACATCACCCATAGCCCAATTACTTGTTGTGCTACTGGCTTTGATTAACAACCATTGCGGCTCAAATCCAATGGATATTTGATTAGGTGTCGTAGTTCCACCATTCCCCACATAACTCCCACACGAAATCACATTGTCCGAACCCGTCAGGCCAAAGCCGCCTGCGTTGTGGGCGAAGATGTAGGCGACGTAGGTTCCACCAGAGGCGTTAACAGTGTCGTCACCGCCAAGGTAAAACACAGTAGATGTCGGAGCCGTGCGATCCCAATAACCATAAGTTGCTTCCGCTTGCGCTGCTGTTGTGTTCAAAACAATACGCGATTGCTCTGCTGTGCCGCCGGAAAAATTTAATGACCTGTGATAAACCTGCCAATTAGCCGATGAGTCTGTGCGTTTGACGATAATGCAACCGGGGACGCTACCCAGATTGTGTGCAATAGTACGACTTGAACCCGTCCCAGTCCATGTGACGACATCAAAGAACTTCTCAGCTTTGCGGAAGGTCCACGATGCGTAGGTGACCGCATTAGTATTGGTAAAACCTTGCCCTGCGTCTAAAGAAAACCCATTGCCGTTCCACGAAACAAACTCAAAATTTGGTTGTGCAGCACCAGAGCTGTTTGAACTAATTCTCTTAGAAATTCCTTGCGCTGAATCAGTCCAACAGTGTGATGCGACTGACGGGCGACTTTTAACCCAAACCAATCCACCCTCACCCGCCAGATCAATCCCGTTGGTGATGGTCTGCGTCGAGCCGTTGCCGGTGTAGAGGTAGGTCGAGAAGACCGATTCAACAAAAAGAGGCTCTGCACCTTGTCCAGCAGCGGCCATTACAACATCACGGACTGACATTACGCCATCCCCTGTCCAAGCACGAACGCATTCCAAGTCGTGCCGCCATCATAGGTAAAGAACGCCAGCACATCCCTGCCTGAAGCTGTCAGAGTCGGAGGTGTAGCAGCATTCCAAGTGACGCCTGAGAACCAATTCACCGTCGCTGATCCACCATTAGTCAGGTCAAGCACAAACGCACTAACCGCTCCGCTGGATGCCACATTGCTGACCGTGAAGGTTGTCGTACCTGCAATCGTCTTGGTGAAGTAATTGCCAAGAGCTAGGTCAATTGCGGAAGCGGCAATTGCGACCTTCTTCTCAATAACACCCGCCGCATAGGTTGCGGTTTGATCTGCCCCCAGAGTCAGCGCTGTCGTGCTTCCATTGGTCTGAATAACCAACTGCCCTGTCGTGTCTCCACTGTTGACAAGAGCGGTTCCGGACGTTGTTCCTGCTGAAATCGTGCTCATGTGTACCCCTTAGAGAATGATCCAGCGCTGACCACTTGGGACAGTAACGGATGCGCCACTATTGATAGTGATTGGCCCAACGCTGAGTCCATTTTTTGCCGATGTCAACGTATAGTTAGCCGAGATCACCAAACTGTTTTCCCAAATAACCCCGTCCGCCGATGCGCCAGTATTCGCCCAGCTTGCATTCGTGCCATCTGTGGTTAGATATTTCCCAGCGTTTCCTGTCTGGCTTGGAAGCCCGTCTGCTGGAGTTTGCCAAACTGGAACACCACCAGAGACAGTTAAAATCTGACCCGTAGTCCCAACGCTCAACTTAGCAAGAGTATTTGCCCCAGAGGCATAAAGAGTATCGCCAGTGGTATACGAGGATTGCCCCGTGCCACCATTCGTTTCTGGCGTTACATTTGCAGCTAGTAGTTTGACAGTGCCACTTGCATTCTTGAAATACAACTTCTCGTCAGTTGTATTAAGAGCAAGCTCCCCATCAGACAGATTTCCAGCAGAAGGCGTTGCTGACGCAGTTGAACTGCGATATAGCTGGATTGGTGTGTATCCAGATTGAGCCATTTTTTAATCCTTAAAAAGTACCGCCGGAAATTCCTCCGGTCATCATTCCTGTTGATGGGTTAGCCGTTAGTCCAGTCGCTACTTTTGTAGGCAAGTTCCCACTATCCGCGCTATACACGCCGAAGTAGTAATTTGCATTTGTCGTATCTACTGCAACACCAACATTCGTCGCATTTGTTGCGTTAGTTGCATTTGTGGCATTTGTTGCCGTACCTACTGTCACCCCAGCAGGGTCAGACCATTGCGGGGCTGATCCACTGGATGTCATCAAATAAGTGCTAGTGCCAATTCCTAATGTTGTAGTCGTTGACGCACCAGATTGATACACCACCGATCCGGCTGCACCACCAGCGACATTGGTCGCCGTAGTTGCTGTCGTCGCAGTTGTTGCTGTTCCAACAGTTACAGAAGCTGGATCTGTCCAAACGGGACTCGTACCATTTGATGTCAAAATACGACTACTTACACCAATCGGAAGCCTGTCAAGACTGGTCGTGGTATTGGCATAAACAATATCCCCAACGCCATACCCCGTAATTCCTGTTCCACCATTAGTAACTGCAACCGGCGTACTTAGACTGAACTGAGTTCCAGTCAATGTCAGCCCTGTGCCAGCCGAATAAATTTGCGCCACACTGATTTGGGTAAACGTAATATCCGTCGTCCCAAACGTAATAACGCCAGTATTCGTGCAAACGTAAGTTTCACCAGCGCCCGTATTACCAGAGGTTACAAAGAACGCATCACCGCCACCCAAGGCATCTGGACTGATTGGGTCATAGCTATCCGCATCTGTAGCGCGAGTCAAAACCCATGCGGTCGATCCATCTCCAACAGTTGTGACAACGTAAACACCGTTCTCATATCCGTTGGTCTGGTTGTAAATCAGAACCCGATCATTGACATTAGCCACCACACCATCAGGCGTAAACGCCGCCAATGTTCCTGCATTGGTCAGCGTCGCCCCAACCCCGGACGATCCGTTGTTATAGGTCGCATTCAGATTCCCTGTCGTGCTGGGAACCTCATACTTGACCGCTTCGTGATAATGAATGGATTGGACAGCAACCGTATCCACATATTGCTTAGTGGCAAGTTGCAAGGCTGTCGTCGGGTCAGTTGTCACTGAAACCGAAGTCAAACCACCAAGTGTCGCGGTCGTGCCTCCAAGACTGATTCCAGTGCTACCAATAGTAATTGAGCTATTGCTCAACGCTGCATTAGGAATAGCCGAGAAGTTCGTGCCCGTAAGCGACGGGGCCGTGCTATACGAAGGAGTTGTTCCCCCAACCAAGACACCGCTTCCGGTTGCCAGCATTGTTGTGGCACCAGAACCCGTCTGATAAGGGATAGACCCAGCAGCACCACCAACAACATTCGTAGCGGTCGTGGCCGTCGCTGCATTGCCCGTCGTATTCTGATTTAGGGTCGGGATATCCGCAGCAACAATTGCGCGGAACGTCGGAACCCCTGCAGATCCATTTGGGGCAGCAAACACATAATTTGCTGTCTGCGAATTCCAATCCGCCGTCAAATCACCCGTTGAAGTGATCGGGGAGTTTGTGACCGTGAACTCGCTGGGCATAACCAACCCAACGGACGATACCCCAACCCCAACAGCAATTGATCCCCACGTATCGTTGGCATATCCTTCAAATGCTGCCGTTTGGGTGTTGTACCGCAAGGTTCCGTTAGAAGGAACGGATGCCCGCTCTGCAGTATTCCCGGAAGGAACAACAATACCCTCAATCCCCGGAAGAATTGCATTATCCGCCAACCCAATCGTCGGGTCACCGGCAGCGCCATCGCCATCTGCAACATCAATCTCTGATGCCGTTCCGGTAATAATCCTTGGGGTTACCGTCCCATTGTTTGGCAACGCTACAAAACCAGCCCCAGAAGCATTGGCAAGGCTCAGAACCTGTCCCGTCAACGCAATAGTCGGGTTCCCAGATACCCCATTTCCATTCGTAATGGTGATCCCGCTCGTCGAGACCGTAATCGACCGGGGAACAACTGTATTCAGCCCAGTCTTAACCTGAAAGCCGTTTCCAGCCGAATTCAGGCTCGCTGCTGCTCCCGCAAGGGTAATCCGTAGGTAGGACTGTGCGCCCCCGTCAGAAAGCCCCAGATTCGCATCTGTGGACAAATAACGGCTATTGTTTAGGGTCGGCTCATTGTTGAGCGTCAGGAATGTTTGCGTCTGAACCGGGGAACCAGCAAGTGCTGCGGCTGTCGTTTTGTAAGTCCCGCCATCCTGAACAATCGGAACTAACTCTGTCCCGGTAATCGGACCAGCATTCGGTAACTGAGAGATAGTTTGATTAGCCATTATGGTGTCACCGCAATTCCGTCAAGATTTCCGTCATTCTCTACGATGTCCGTATTGCCTTCAGTAGAGATAATGTAATCCCCCTGATTGTCCGTCACTAAGTTGTTTGGATCAACAGCTACAGACACATCTGGACGCGGAAATCTAAGGTTAATTCTTTCCGTTTTTCTTGCAGGCAACCGATACGGATCTTTATTGTCTGCACACCCCTGCTGACACACCTTCAAACCCGGAAAATTCGGGTCAGACATCTGCTCGTCCATCGCCCTCTTCATGCGACACCTATCGCAAATGAAGATCGCTAACGAGGCGTTTCCTAGCGTGTTAAGGAAAGTTCCCATGATTAGCGGGTGCGACCTTGAGCCGCCAAAGTTGCCTTGCGGGATGCTACCCTCTTGGCGATCTGCTCAGGGGTCTGTTTGCGACCCTTTCCTGCCTTTCCGCCAACAATACAAGCCTCACGAGATGGATGGTGGCTCGATTTCCCGACCAGCCAAGGCGTGGGACGAGGAACGCCCTTCAAGGGGCTAACATAGTCTGAACCTCGCGATTTGGAAACTGGTGGCTTTTGTCCTCCAACTGCAAGGTTCCAGCCGATCTCGACGCCAGAACGAATTTTTGCCTCAAGGTCGTAGCAATACGACTCGGAGGCAACGACCAGAACCTCTTTCACAAGATTGTCCCAGCCATACTTTTCAATCGCGTTTGACAGCTTGGGGTTGTCGTGACGCTTATTTTTGTGCGCCCACTGATGCCCATACTTCCAACGTCGATTGACATCACGAGCGACGCCAATGTACCCCTCCTCCATAAAGTTGGAGTGATGCGGGGCGCGAATCCAATACAACGAGCAAGAAGTCATCTTGTGTAAACCCCTATCGCGGGGGCAAAGTAGATCGGCGACTTATCCCGCTCCTCTGCTTCCGCCAAGGCCAGAGTCTTCTCTGCCTGCGCTTCGAGGTAGGTAATCCGATTAACGTCCACCTGCGGCAGTTCCATCGCCATTTGGTGCGCAAGCATATTGACGACAGCCAAATACCACCTTTGCGGGATCTGAAGCTCATCGGTCAGGTCACCTACGTCCATAATCTGCTTGGAATACCAGACAGTCATCTGAACGAACGGATCGCTGGGAACCGGCCACAAGTAGATTTCCGGGTTGGGAACCGTCCTGTTAAACCAGAACTGATACGGCTGATTCGCCGTAAAGTTCTTATTGGGCAGGTTCGTATAGTCATCCCGGTTCAGTCGGCTCATGGTGATCTCACGGGAGTTATTACCCACGTAGAACTCACGCAGCGCCAGAGTCGTGCCTCCAGAAGCACGAACCCTGTAATACTGAACCGTCTGTCCGGGGTCAATATCCGTCCAGATCCACTGGTTGTCGGTTACCGTAGTGGCTCCCAGATCCTCCAGCGTGTTCCATGTCGCCCCATCCGTCGAATACTCGAGCGTCAGCGTCCATGTTGCACTTCCACCGCCGGAAACATAGGGCAAAAGACCAATAGAACCCGCATAAATGGGGTTATCTGTACCAAAATTGACCGAAATATTGCCGTTTGCGCTAGTTTGCTGGCAATACGTCCCTGTGTTGTTATCCGCAACATTGGAAACCGTACCCCCGGCGCTAGTTGTATAGCTTCCAGAGGGTCGGGTCATCGTCCGATACAGCGCATTCAGAACATCATTAGCCCCTGTCGGCAGCGCGTAGATGTACTTATCGGCGCTCAGACCAATGACTTCCTTCTTGATGGCCCAGTATTGGATGCCAATGTTGATCAGGTTTGTAAGAACAAACCCAAGAGACTCCCTAGCACTTAAAACCTGCTCAGAAGTTAACTCTTCGGCAAGCTTTCCGCACCGACGGGCTGCGTGATCAATAACTGTTTGGACGTTATAAACCTGTCCGTAGGTGTCTGAGTAAGCCATGCTTTGCCTTTCACCAATTCGGACAATTCCACCGCCTCATAGAAGCCCTTGCCCGACTGCCCTTTTCGCTTTTCTGCGCAACTGGCTCCATTCTCGCGCAAAAAGAGTCCCTGCGGGAGCCTCCTTGCGGCTGCGGAGCCTTCAGGTTTGACCCTGTTTCCCGGTTGTACTTTTCCCGGCCTTTTGCTGTCAGACCAGCCCCACGCTCTACAGGCAATTTCTCTCCTCGGCCAACAGCCAAAGAGGGCGTTTTCTTTGCCATCACCAACTAACCTTGCCGCCACCACACTTCTTGTCTGGCAGCTTCTTATAGGCTTTTTTGCCTACATTGGACTCGGTGTATTCAGCAGCCACAGAAGGCTTGATACCGATCTTCTTGGCGAACTTTGGGTTATATTCCGCCGCCTTCATCAACCGAAACTGTGCTTGGCTCTTTGCTGGCATACATCACCCCACTTGAAGCATTACAGCAATGATTGAAGGAATTGCAGGATACGCGGGAGAAACACTAGCAGGCTTGGCTTGAATGCTGACTTCTGTAGATTCTGGCACCCAAAAAATCTCTACGTAATCATTTGCATTTAATTCAAGCAAAAACGTCAACATGGTTACGTTATAACCATAGATGCCAGCACTCTTCCTCGACGGAATAGTGTATTGCGTAGATGAATTTGCTAGATCAGAACCGTTAATTCTCAACCAAATAGTTGCATCATATTGAGCATTGCCAACATTTTCAAACTGAATGCTGAACTGCAAGTTATAGATACCGGTTGTTGGGACGGTGATTTCACTGGAATTTTGAACCGTCACCCCGTCATTGACATCAATAGTGTCAAAGCTTATTGCAGTGCCTTGGGTGATGTCACCGGTTTGATTGTTAGTGTCGCTAAAACCGCCATAAGTTCTTAAAACGGCTTTTATGGCACTCAGTGTGGCTTTAACATTCGCCCCGGACTGCACCAATGGCACCAATTCAGCACCCGTAAGCGTTGCGGCAGTGGGCATTGCTGAAATTTTTTGATCAGCCATTATGAAGCCTCCAATACAATCTTAGATTCCGTTTCTTGCAGAACGTAACCGGGGTCGGTTTCATCAAGAATGTAGAAATTAGTCGATGGCATCCCGTCATGATACAAATCTACAACGCCGCCATCACCTACATTTTCGCCGTACCCATCAGTAACAGGCACGTTTGCCGCGCCCACGCCCAATGCATAGCCATCCGTGGTGTTGGCTTGATTAGCAACCCCAGAATCGCCAAGCTGACCCATCAGATACCCGCTTGAATCAGATTTAGGGTCACACTGCTACCTGATGTAGCGGCAGTGATCAGAACCCTAATGCCGGTAACCGGAAATGCGTAATTACCATCTGCATTTGCCTCTGCTCCAGCAACCGTAGGATGAGAAAACCAAGTTGTAAACCCGATTGCAGGGTCATCAAATGTGTGTTGCACACTGTATGTGGCAACCCCACTTACAACAGCCCCAAATCCAACATTGAATGGGCTGACGTTTGTATTCATTACCAATGCGTCGCTTACGCCAACATTGGTCCTAGTAATGATCTGTACTTTCATCTCACCACCTCAAAAGAAGCAGGGAGCCGAAGCCCCCTGCCCATTTCAGCGTTTTGCAGCGCCACCCTTCTTCTTCGCTGGGGTGACAGTTACTGATCGCTCAGTCTCTGTAACACTCCCCTCGCTTCCGCTGGGTTTTTTGCCAAAAAGGTCTTTGATTCCACGGGCTGCTTTTCTCACAAAACCGGGAATCATATCCCGCATCGCTTCGTTTTCCTCACGCTCCATCTTTTCCCAGTTTTCCATCCCGCGCTTGTTACGCGCAGTCTGAATCTGGTCTTCGATGTCAGAAGGAACACCCCCGCTATTCATCTTCACGCCACCACCCCTTTTGAAGGTGCCAGACTGAAGATTATTCTTGACGGGTTTCGATACAGGTTTCTTGGGATACGCTACGGCACGACCTGAGTCGTTAACACTGCCGCCCGTAGCGTATGCCTTTTTTAGCGCACCGCCTTCCTTGTAGCCGCCTGCGTTGCCCAGCTTAACGTCACCCGTCGGAGCCGAATTGTGGTCAGGTTTTGCCTCAACCACTTTAGTCGTCTTCTTGGATGCCGTCTTGATGATGCCACCTTCCTTAAAGCCGCCTTGACCGTACACCACACCACCAGTCTTGTAACCGCCCGGTTTTGTGGATTTGGCAATACCGCCGGTCTTTAGCCCTTTATGAGCCTTAGACGCGGGCATGGACTCGTGCTTCTTGAGTTCCTTTTCGGTCTTCGCCATCTTCTTCATTTCGGCTTTATGCTCGGCTTTGCTCTCGCCCCCTTCGGCCATCATAGGACGGCCCATAGGAGCGCCACGCATTGCTGCGCGACGAGCAGCCATCGAAGGTCTGGCCGGACGAGCCACAGGAGCCATGCCGCCACGAACACCGACCGGAGCCGGTGCTGCCGACAAAGCGCCCATGACGCCGCCGTCCATCATCTTCTTGGGCTTGGAAACAGCACCGCCTTTCTTCAGCTTCAACTCCACTGAAGGTTCGGTGGTTTCCATTTTGACCATAGGTCTGAAACTAGACATTTTCAGTTTCCTTTACTTTTTTAAGAAGATCACGGGCTATTTTTTGCGCTCTGATTTTTGCATTAGTTTCTTCGGAGTGCTTATATCCAAATCTTTTGCTCGGCTTGCCAACTTTTGACTCACGCAACTTTTGTTTTGTTTCGTCAGACAACTTTGCGCCCTTTCTTGGGCTTGGTTTGCCTTTAAGAGATTCAGAAATTTTTTTCTTTGTCTCTTTGGATAGCACTCTTCCGATCTTAGCGCCAGCACCACCTTCTCCCCCCTTGGTTAAGTTGTAACCATTTGGATGAAAAGTATTGTGCTGTTCAATCAGAATTCGCTCAAGATCAAAAGCAGCCTCTTTGTCAAAAGCATCAGCAATGTGGGAAAACACAAAAACTTCCTTCCCGTATTTTTTGATGGCTCTATGAAAAAGAGGTGTTTCACCAAGAGCTTTTTTATGCCGTTTCCATCGAATGTCCAAGTTATTGGTAATGCCAACGTACTGCTTAGCATTAACAACATTGGTTACGATGTAAACGGCATAGCCCATGATTTTCTCCTTACGGTGCCGGAGAGCGATAAACAACCGTCACCCGAGCAGCACCCGCCGTAGCAGCCGTTCCGCTCTGAGCATAAGCCGCAGTCACCGCAACTTCCGCAGTTCCTACGTCCGCCCAGTCGGCATAGACGCCAGTGGTTGCAACACTTGCGCGGCCAGCAGAGCCAACACCGGTCGCCGTGACATAAGCGTCCGAATTGCTGGAATTGCCAACCTCAATAGTGTTGGTGGTGCCTGCATCAAATGCAGTCGTGACATCAATGTTGATGTCGATAATTTGCGCATTGGCCGGAATTGTCCCTACCGTCACAGCAGAACTATTGGTATAAGCAATAGTCGTCGTAACAGCCGAGAGAACCCCACCAATGTTGGTCACTTGGTTTCCCATGTCCGGTTCTCCTTAAAAGCGGGGACTTTCGCCCCCGGCTTGATTTAGACGCCCGGAGTGCCGTACATGGCACGGGGATCAGTGAAGCCAACATCGTAACGCTCGGTGGCTTTGTACCGCATGGTGTCGGTCTCAAAGTCACCTTCCATCGTCTTCTCCAGACGACGGCGCATCATCAACTTCATGCCCTCAGGAGCATCAGTCTGCACCCACCAAGCGGTGGCGCTGGTCAGACGCGACAGAACAGCGGCACCCTCGTCGAGCAGTCCGATGGACTTGATCGGGTTGATGTCGTTGTTAGCGTTGCCTGCCCGCAGAACCGACTTCAGGAGAACCTCGGCTTGGAACAGATTGCCCGGAGCCACCACCAGTTGGCGGGGAACCAGACGGATCTTCTTGCCGTTGTTGTCCACTGCCTGACGAATCTGGATCAGCATCTGCTCCAGAGAAGTCTGCGACAGGTTGGCTGCAGTCGTCAGCAGGTTCGAGAACGTGCCGTTGACGATGGGGTGCGAAGCACTGTTCAGGGCAACACCGTCACCACCAGCCGTAGCACCGCCAGTAAAGGCGTTGTTCAGCACGTTGGCGCACAGGGTTTCCTTGGTCTCAATCAGCGACTGAGCCAGATGCTTGGCATAAACCTGACCAATACGGATATGGTCGCCGTCTTCCACAAGCACTTTGGTCAGCGAGAATGCCAGACCATAGACGTTGTACACGTAACGCTTCAGGAAGAGAACGCCGCCCTGCTGATAGGTCACCGGAGTGCCATCAGGCAGTTGCGGTGCGGCACCAAAACCGTACAGAACCGGTTCTTCGTGGTAGTTGCGCGGAATGCCTTCTTGCTCGCGGAACACACGGCTCCACTCGTCGGCACGTTGATCATAGATTCCATCGAAACATTCGTTGAGGATCGGCTCAACAATGGAACGAAAATCTGTACTACGCATCGGGGCTGGCATTTTTTAGCCCTCCTTAGATTGCGTTAACAGCCGCGTTGACCTGCGACTCGTTAATGGTTACGCGCACAATCGTGTACGAATCGCCCCAAGCGTTGCCGGGGTACGGGGCCAGATCACGGATCAGCATCTGTGCGCTATTGCCTGCGCCCGCCAAAGTGGTGGACAGAGTGCATTGCGACAGACCGGTGGTCGTCGAACCAGCAGTGGTGTTGCTAAGGTCGGCCATATCGCCAACCGCGCTTTGTGCCAGCGAGCCAGCAGCCTGAACTTCATAAACGATGTTCGGATCGTTGTAGAAGTAGGCAACGCACGAACCAGTCTGATACGCCGTGGAGGCGGGCCAGTAGTTCGAGACGCGGCGACGGCCAGTGGTGTCAGTCCACTCGACGCCCGCAAAAGCACCTACAAAGGCTTCGCCAGCAGCAGCAGGCTGAATAACCCCGCTGGTGGCGTACTTGACCGGTTGGCCTTTAAGAATATCCGAGCCGTAGCCCGAAGTAATACCGCCAGCCAGCGCCTGAGCGCGATCCAGACCGGAAGGGTGGAACGCAGGGCGAAGGCCAAACGGAGCATTTGTCGAAGACATAGTCTTACTCCTTGTCCATGTTACCCCTCGAATACGGGGGCGGAATTGGTTGGCTGTTGATCGAGTCTGCCTAATCCGTCGCCTTCCAACCGCACAAGGGATTTCCCGCTGCTATCACGCTGCCCCTGAAGATTCTCAACTTGAACCCGGATTTTTTCCGACTCCTCGTTGGGCATCTCATAATGGAGGTGAGTCATCAGAGCCTGATACTCTTCCATCGGCAGTTTGAAAAGAAGCATCTCGTTACACGAGATTTGTCCAACGTGCTCGCCAGCTTTGACTTTGTAATTCTGAAACCCGGGTAACTCATCGGCCATAACCGGAACGTACCCAAGCCGAATACGCTTGTCGATACTGTCGTAACTATTGGTGGTTGAAAGCCAGCACAGGTGCCATCCCGGCAACTCCGGGAGCTTAGGCAAAGCCGACTGCGTCCACTCATCGCTCCACATCTTGCGACGTTCCTGCGCTGAAATGAACTTTTCCTGAGGGGGCTGACGGGTAGCGTCCTCGCTTGAGCGATCTTGGCGTCCACCAGCATTCAGAGATTTTTTAAGACGAGATTCCATTTTTAGCTCCTATAACCTTGGGATTTACGTGCTTCCATCGCATAACGCTTAATCATTCGATTCCGCTTCTCTGGATCGTCCCAGTAACCCGCGTCTTTCATCGCCCGCACCTGTTCGGGATTAAGCGTGAAAGTGTTTGCGCCACCAGCACGAGTTGAAGATTCGCGTCCTGATCCAGTCACTACGCTCCTTGGTTTACTACGAGCCGACGGATATTCGTCGTTATTTCGATTGTATCGGTGAGGAAGGTATTGTTGCAAGCGATTATCAAGCTCTTCCCAATAATCTGCAGAAGTTGGGTTCCATCCCTCAGCGGTTAATGACTCATCAATTTGTTTTGCAATTTTGCTGTCCATGTCCTTGTTATCGGGCTTGTACCAGCTATTTCTCTCCATCCAGTCAGCAGCAAGCTTTTGCAGCCTTGGATCGGGGATATTTTGCTGCTGTCGAGGGGCTACAGCAGCCTTTTTCAGGTTATTTAGAGTATCGACTTGCTGTCGCGCCTCGTACCACATCTCCTGCGCCTTGGCTAAAGCCTCCCCATCTTGCGCATTAGTTGCCTCAGCAATCTTTGCCTTGGCATACCGCAAACGCAGATCGGTATCCTCAATAGCCTTATCAATCCGCGCAATATCGGCAGAATGGGTTTTGCGCTCAACCGCCGATAATCGCTCCAGCAAATCCTGATTCTGGCGCTCCAAAAGCGCCAATTTGTGGTCTTTTTCCACATTTGTGCGCTTGACCAACTCCCGTTTGGCCCTGCGGCGAGCGCGTTTTGCCTCACGCAACGCATCAGAATCGTCTGGATCGTCATTATCTGATTCATCCGAGGCAGATCCACCTTCAGCAGCAGAAACCTCTTCTTGCTGCTCCTCATCTTCTGCCTGCGGGTTTGGAATGCTGTCAGGAAGGTCAACAACGGCTGAACCGTCCATTTCCTCCTTAACCTCAATCCGCTCTTCTTTTTCCTTTTCAGTGCTCATTTTCGCCCCTTAAATAAACGCCCGCATCAATAGCGGGTTGCAAGTGACTTTGGCAATCACCTCATGGTCGTTCAAGATCATAAAAAGCGCAGGATCTTCGATTCCATTCTCTTCGCCCGGAACAGGAACTTCCCAGCGGTCGCCACCCCATTTGGGGACGCGAATGTACTCTCCGACCGAACACCAAGACCCTTCAGGCCATGACTCGTTTGTATCGCGGTTGCGGAAGGCAAGCGGTCCAATCTCAATGACTTTCGCCACCATGTTGTTCCACTTTTCGGTTTCCTTGGTTTCTTCAACCAAGATAATCCCAGCACTGGTCGCCTTCTTTTTAGTGCGCCGTAATTGAACCAAAATACGTGCGCCAAGAGGTTTTGCACCGGGATCTACACTCGGGAATGCCCAAGCAATGTCAGCGTCGGTAAACGCTACCGGTTCATTCATCTTCATCTTCTTCCTTTAACAGGTTATTTAGTATCTCAAGGGATTCTTCTAATCCCTGATGTTGACCAACAATGCGCTGGTACGCCTCCCATGTCGCAGGGTTTCCCGCCGCTAGAGACAGCTTTATTTCAGCCTGACGCGCCTTAATTGCTGCAATGAGGTCTCCGACATATCTCATTTCTTCTTGTCTTTGCTTAGTGCGCCTCCTTCAGGTTTACGGGTCTGGGTTTGCTGACCCTTCGGTTGCAGGGATGTGCCATCAAGTTTCTCGCCCATAGCGATACGCTTGTGCATCGGGATCATCGTGCTGTCTTGCTGTGCCATTAGGAACCCCCTAAAAGTCGGCGTTGTGCTTCGTTTTGAAGCGTAATTGCAGTATCAAACTGCTCTGCTTGCAGTTCGGCGTCTTTTTGCGTCAAACGTGCAGTCTCAATACGCTCTTTCGTAAGATTGTTTGCGGCATTTAGTGCCACATCAATTTGCTCACGACGAGCCTTTTCTGCCGCCAGCATCGACACTTTTTGGCCTTCCAACTGCAATTCTGCTTGGTCGCGTTGAGCGCGACGGTTTGTTTCGGCCATGCTGGTATCCATAAGCACCTGAGCTTCCGGCGGAAGTTGCGGCTTAGGCGTCAGTTGCTGCATCGCCTGCAACATCTGCTGAACCTTCGGCACAACCTGCCCGAATGCCATCTGCGCATCCTTCACAACGTGCTGGGAAGCCAGCGCGAAGACCTTATCAATCTCCGAGGTCAAACGAATATCCTCGTATTCCTGCTCGGTAATCGGCTTGTTTCCACGCGCTTTAGCCACATACCCCTTGGTGCGGTTCAAATACCACAAAACCATGTGCTGTTTGATGTGCTCCAACGCTCGAGGCAGGAAAATCGACGCCATAATCGGATTTCCCCCAAATGCTGGGTTCAAACCGAAGTCCAAATGGCTCTGAATGTGCGCCAAATGGTCCTGATGGATGTAAGCGTACCCATTTTGACCAATTGCCATCGCCACATTCTCGTCCGCAGCGTTTCTTTCCTCCGGGGCAGGCGTATTTTTCAGCAATTCGTTGATTCCCGGCACCTTAATCTGCTTCAAAAACCGCTCTTCAACGGCTCTGCGGTCATAAAGGTCAGGATATTTGTCTGCGCGGGCTACAACAGCCTGAATTTGCGCCATTCTCTGGGTTTCAGAGAAGATGTGCGGGTCAGAAACCGGCACAACATCCGTATTTCGTTGAAAATCTTCCCGTTTGATCTCCAGATCGGCGACAATTTCGCCCTTTCTCTGGTCTTCCAAGTACCAACGGTTCAATCTTCCAAGGATTTTCAGCACTCGGCTCTGCGAATCATGCAATCTGGCATGAATTGCCGAGAAAACAGCCGCTCCCTGCTCAATTAGCGCCTGTGTCGTTCCTACAGGAGCGTTCGCGTTAACGTCTGCAATCTTCTCTTCTGCCGTCGTGACAACGCCTTTGGCGGCTTTATCGAGCCATCCAAGCAGTTCTAGCAGCACCGGAGAGGGAGGATTAAAGGGCATCGGCATCGCAATCTTGCGGATGTCATCAACCCCCGGCGCACCTTCAATCTCACAGACCTGCGTAACGTCAACCTGCTGGCTTTGACCGCTGATCTTGGCTCCTTTGAGCTTGAGCATGGTCGCCGCATTGTTGATATGCGCAGAATCCAGCAAAGCCCGCAAAGAGCCTGTCAGAGCGGCAGACAGACCGCCAATCAGGTGAGGCATCCCAATCGCATAAGCCCCGCGCCACGGGATGAACTTGAACTCGACCACCCAGTCGAGCTTCGTCATCGTCTCGTCGCCCTCTTCCCAGTTGCGATACAGACCAACAACCTCGCTCTCCATCTCGTCAATCATCAAGATGTACGGGGCGCTTTCACCTTGCGAGCGGTTATCTTCATCCAGTTCCAGCCACGTATAGATGTGGTAGACATTCCGAATACCATCTTCGTTGTCCTCGAACTTCTTTCCCTCAATCTTGTCGTTAGCCTTCTGAGCCTTTGACTCTTCCGGCTCCATTGACGAGCGGATCAGTTCGATATCCCGATACAGCCCAGAACGGATTCGACGCTTGAACTCCCATTCTGTGATGTCATGGATTTCTGTTGCCCGTTGAGCCGTATAAAAGTTGGTCGCAGCAAACGGGACAATCACCCGATCAATCGGCATGAATTCGGCGCAAGGACGCTTCTTATCCTCGTCGTACCAAAGCTTCAGGTACTGCGAGCCACCTAGCGGCAACTGCGTCAGCAACTGCTCCTGCTCGTCGCGGAACTCTTCAATCTGTTCCGTCAACTGCCAATTCATGTAGTCGCGCTTGCGTTCAGCCCGTTGAACTTTCTCATCGTTCACCTCGCCAAGAATCTTGGTTCGGACCGGACCATCAGGCGGGAACAGTTCCTTGATCGCACGGGAAGCAAAGTCTACGCAAGACTCAGCCATGACCGGATGGACGACTTTAGAGGCTCCCATGAAGGTTGCGCCTCCGGGGGCATCCTTACCCATCCCAGTCCGTTTTAAGCCTTCCTCGTACTGTTTATCGCGCTCCTCGCGGGCTTTCTTGTCGGTGTCAACGAGCTTGATATAGCGCATCGCAACCGTACTGAGAAACAGCGGGTCAATAGACTCGGCAAGATTCGCATAGAAATCCTCGTCTTCCATCGGGCCTTCGGTGTCCATCTTGATCACCGCAGAGCCATCAGGAAGCTCCTCAATCTCGGCCTCCTCTGGGGGAAGTTCTACTTCCACTTCCTCTTCCGGCATTTCGTCGGAGATACCCTCAACGAAGCGACCAAACTCTGGATCAATGGGGAATTGTGTTGCCATGTTCTAAGCCTTTTAATCCAAAGACGACAAGAATTGAACGTCCCTGCTGTCTGATACGGTGACTTTGCCTTTTTTGACTGCACCGCCCTTTTTCTTGCCAGTCCGACGCTTCATAAACTCTTCATAAGTTTTAAGCTCGTCAATCATTTGCTGATCAACTATCTGACGAGGGCCAACCATTTTTAGAGAACCAAACTCTTGCGGCGCTTGTGCTGGGTTTTCTCGCACGGCTTTTAGTGTATCCGCAAAACTTAACTCGTAAGGAACTGGATACCTCATTCCACCGATAAATTCACCCGGAATGTCGTGACTATACGTCGGATGGGCAGACAGTTTGAGTTTGGATGATTCAACACTCGGATTCATTCTTCCGAGAGAAAACCCAGAGACTCCTGTCTCCAAGTTCCTTAATGGCGGCTCAGTCACAGCCATCCGAATATCTTGCCCACTTGGAAGAGAAAACGCTTCAACAACTTTGGGTTGCTGCATCAAAGCGTTAAAGTGCTTTCTTAACTCTGGGTCAACAGAGAAGTGCAGATAGGCAGATCCCTTGTCTTCAATACCGGGGAAGGAAGGTCTTGGGCCGGATTTTGCGCTTCCCTTCCTAATCAGATTATTAAACCCTTCAATCTGATTGGCAGTCATTTTGCCAAGGTCGATTGCTTGCAAGTTGGCATCAGCAAAGTGTTGCGCGTAATTGATACCTTCTGGCCCCATCATAATGTACTTGCCAACTACAGGTGCGCCGTACTGACGTTCAATCTCGTTAGCTAGATTCTGAACGCGAGTCGCCGCCCCCAGACCAGAGGCCCAGAACTTGTCATCGCCTTGGTAAAGCCCGTATAAAGGCCCACCGTGCTGCGGAGAGGGAGACTCAAGCCTTACGTCACCAACCCCATGAAGAGTCCTTCCAGTAACCGTGGCGTCACCCGGAACTCCCATCAGGACGCTGCCTTTCAGGGATTCAATATCGACAGGGGCGACCACCTTTTCTTCTGCGGTAGGACGAATGTCTACATTAAGATCCTTCTCACGCTCAAATTGCTTTTTTGTCTTGCCAGCAACGGTTACTGCTTTTTCAGGAGACTGCCTGACATATTCTCCCGTTACCTGAGGAGCCATCCTGTCGGCAATCTTTTCAATCTCCTGCCTGCTCTTGGCTGCAGCCCGAGCCAGCTTTGCTGAAGCAGAAATGGCCTTTCCCCCTCCGCCAAGTTCCAGTTGCATTACGTCTGGGTTGTCGGAAAAGTGAACCTTACCTCCACGCTTGAATCCGCTAGGCAAATCACCCTCACCACGGCTCCACTTCAGCAGATTGGTCAGTTCGTCTTGGCTGACATATTTTGGAGGTTCCTTGCCTGATTTCTTGAAGGCAGCAGCCAAGTCACTCTTAGGATCAATATTGATTAGGCCGGTATTCTTAAAATCACCAACGTTATACCAATTTCCGCTCTTCACGAAATCCTGAACAAAAGGCAAATAATCTTCTTTTGGAGCGGCATTTTGCTTGCCCTTGATCTGGGTGATGGTTTCTTTTCTCTCTTCTGGGTAAATCTTTTCAGCTTGACGAAGCGCATCTTCTGCTGTTTTACCCTCCTTTTGAAGCCGATCAGCCAAAACGCCAATCTTGTTTTGGCGTTGCTCTGGAGTCATGCCAGATGCCGCAACCTCTACCGTTACGTGAGGGTTTCCTTTTGAGTCAACCAGAGAATAAACCTTGGCTCGACCACTCTTGATGGCCTCCCAGCCGCCATGACCGTAGGATTCGCTGCCAAAGTCCTTGGATGCCTCTACCCAGTCCTCATGGCCTTTAGGAGGCTCATAGCCACGCACAGAATGCCCCATCATGTCAGACTCGTGCGCAAACGATCCGGGCTTGTTTAGCTCAATCCAGCGGAACCCTTTCGGGTACTCTTTGTAGACAGGCAATCCCTCACGCAGCGAGGCTGTCGTCTCACGCATCTTCTTCGCCATCGCTTGGTCGTACTCATAGGTACGCTTGATGGCATCCTCAACGCTCATTTTGTTGAGTTGATCGGGACGAATGCGGCCAGCATTCATATCCTCGCGCAAAACATCCAAAACATGGTCGAACCCTAAATCGCGGATCTTTGCACGATATACCGGCTCATCGGGATCTAGCTTTGAAATCCAAGGGTTTTGCTCTGCAATATAACCAGTAGTTCCACTTAATATTTTATTAAGCCTGTCTTGCTCACCCCACAAAGATTCAAAATCCTTGTCTCCAACTAACCTTGCCTTGTCCGCAACATGGGTATACAGGCTTCGGTTTTTAACTTCTGATGCTGGAAGACCAGAGTTTCTCAGGCTTTCTTCAAATGATCGGTTAACCCTTTCTACACCAGCAGCCAAATCAGGCTGCATCTCAGAAAGCCGATCCCTAGCCTGCGAGGCTGCTTGGTAGGTTGATGCCTTCTCCGGGAAAATAGCCTCGTCAGCCATTGTCTCCCACAGTCTTGCCAGCGGGGACTTACCAACCCCTTCAGCCGGAAGCCCAGCTTCCTGACGTTTCTTTATGACCGATGCCGGGACGCCAACGTACTCATTCCAATCTGGGTCTTGGGGGATATGCGTTATCCCTTTCTCCGCAAGCTCCCGTATCGGGTCTTCCTGCGTCCCCATCTTGTTCTTGATGTAGTTTGCAAGATTGCCCTTTTCCCAGCGTTTCAAGGCGTCAGTGTTCTTCAAATGGGTGTAGTTACGCTGCAGGACTTCTTTGTTCTCTGCAGAGATGTTTGGATCTTGCAAATCCCTCTCAATAGCCTGCAGGTGCTGTGTCTTAGCAGGGGGTTTGTCAAAGATAGGATCTTTGAGCCATTCGCCTCCAAAAGGCTTGATTGCACCTTCCTGATAAGCCAGCCCTCTTACACCAGATCCGCTCATCGGTGGCATTACCTCGCCAGCAGCACGAATCGCCTGCTTTGCTGCCGGTTTTGCAATCCCTTCCAGCGCAGCTACCTGCGGAAGAATCGGCGGAATCTTGTACTTGGTCTCTAGGTTCTCAAGACCTTGCCCAACATTCTCTAGGTACTCAATCCCCTTCTCAGTTTTTGGAAGGTAGATGTTCTCTGCGATGTACTGTTTTGCGGCTTCTGGCCCTTCTCTGACAAGAGTCGGAAGAGATCCAACGGAATGCATCAAACCCGATCCAATCGTCCTAGCCGCTTCGTAACCAGAATAAAGGCGATCTAGCGGCGATAGCTTGGCATCACGAGCCTGACGCTCCCGCTCTTCCTGCTCGGCAATTTCTTGGCTCAGACGGATGTTTTCAGGAGTCGGGATATCAAAAGCCACACCGCCACCGTTGAACTTCTGCTCTACGCTTCCGCCACCGGCCTTTGTGATGTCTGGCTCATTGATGTCGTATGTGCCACGGTTGCCGATGGCTGATTTGATTTTGTTTGGCTCGAATACAACCAGTTCTGTAATTTCGTTGTCTGGCCCGCGCTTGATGATCGAGTCATACCCAGCCTCTTGAAGCCTTCTTGAAAACTCATTTGCTTCGGCTTGACTTTTGAATGGCGTTACCCTGTCAAACCCATAAGGGTTTTTGACTTGCGCATAGACTGGCATCACATTTGCGCCAGATTCACCGGGAACCAGTTTTGCGTAAAGCGAGGCCACATTAGGATTTTGGGTCAAGTACACGCCGCCGCCAATACTGCTCAAATCCGACGAACCCCTTTTGGACAAGTCAAAAGATTTAATGTCGCCTTTTGTGCCGTGATACAGACGCTCCTTGACTGCACTTGGCTCAAGAAGCCTAGCAAGATTGGCTTCACGCTCGGTCTGAGGGAGGGACTCCTTAGCCGCCTTTGCCGCTGCCTTAAAGACGCTTCCAGCCCCAGCCATCTTCACTTCCCCACCCTTCTCGAACGGGATGTTGTAGTTCAGTTCTACAGATGGCTTGCCGCCCTCTGCCATTGCTGGCGGGGTTATCAATCTATTGGTCAGTCGCCGATTGATTTCCTTGGCAGGCATTTTCCTGAGAGTTTCGTACTGAGCCTGCGGATTGAGTTTCGCAATGTCAGGCTGGTTTT